TTTACGGACACTAGAAATTGACTCAGATGCCCCTATAGAAGTTACTTCCTGACGCTCTGGTTCATTAGAACCTTGTTCTTCATTTACTTGATCTTCATCCATTTAGACCTTGTTCCTGTTGTGCTTTTAGATTTTCCTCTTCAATGTATTGTTGGAGTAGTGTAAGATAAACCTCTCTCTCCCAAGGAATCATATTTTCAAGCTCTGTCAAACTATATTTATGGTGTTGCATCAAGGCAAAATTTGTTTTAAAGTATGACTCAAGATCTTCATGAGCCATACTTATGCGAAAAAAGCGGAAAGTCCCTCCAATTTTATAGAATTATCAACATTTGTATTTGGATTCTTTACCTTTAAAGTGTGAGACAATTTGGGCATTGTTTCAAAAAATTTCTCTATCTCCTTAAATTGATTAGAATTAAGTTGATCTAAAAATTCATTCATCTCCTCTTTTGTACAATCAGATGTAGACCAAGATTCCTCCTCACTGTAAACTTGTTCTATACAAGATATAATAAGATCAAAAGTATCTTCAGATTTTATTTCATTACTAGTGAAATTTGATTTAATAAATTCGTTGATTGATGGGTATTTCATTCTCATCATAAGTTGATCATCTAATTTTATATCCCTCTTGTGATCAGCAGATGAAATAATTTTTATATCATCAAGATTTACACGCACTGGAACTTTTGTTTTACCGTCATCAGGGCAAGTAATCAAGACTTCTACATCTTCACCTACTGACTTACCTCTTATATTTAAAAATAGATATTCAATATCAAATGTAGATAAGGTATCAACTTTAACACCTTTTGTCAGAATGCAAGTAGATAGCACATCTTTGACTGCATTTGCAATCTCAGTATCAGATTGACTCTCCATAGCGATTATAAGTATCTTCTCTTCTTTAACTAAAAAAGGTCTATATCTTATTTTTTTCTTCGTTGAAGGGATTTCCAACTCATACGTCGGGGTACTAATCTTTGGTAAAGGCATGATATATTATTAATTTGTATATTATATAGTGCGTTTATTTAAGTGTTAGTTAAAACTCTGATATGTGAGTGAATCTGGATTAGTTGCTCCTCGATCAAAACCTGCAAAGACATCATCATTATTTTTAACTTCTGCTGCTCTTTTTTCTGATGCTGATTTTCTCTTTTGCTTGAAATTTTCTTTCAAATGGTTATATCTACCACGATATCTATCGTAACTTGAATATTTACCAACAGAGTATCTATCAAATGTAAATAAAACAGTTGCCTTAAGAACCTCAGATCCCTCATACTTAACTGGAGTGTTGTTCAGAGCTCTTGGAAACAGTCCATAAAAATTATATATCATTTCTTCATTATAATCTCTATCAAATTTTACTAACTTTGTTTGATAAGTCTTATAATCATCTGGATATTCCATTCTAACGAAATAATCTTTTCTTGATTGATCTTGACCAGATCCATTCGCAATGAATTCTATCCAATGTTCAAAAAATTTAAGAGTTTTATATTCTTTGTCTACATAAAATTCAAGACTTGCCTCAGTAAATATCCTTGCATGAGACATATTTTCTACTACCCCAGTGTAATTACCTCTTATATTTGCAATCGCATTTGATGAACCTGGTAATACAGCTCTATTACAAAGTAATCCTGATGTTTCTGTTAAGAATCTATAGTCCAAACCTCTTACGTTTAAATGCTGCCTTAAACCTAAAGGTAATCCACCAAAAGTCAATTGATAGTGTGAAGTTTGTGCTAAATTAGTAAATGTTGGTTTGAAATCTGATATTCTACGGGGTTTTACCACTCTAAATACCTAAAACTTGTCTTATTATTATTTAGATGGCTTACAAAGGTAAATATCAACCATCTTATCCCCGAAAGTATAGAGGTAATCCCACAAACATAGTTTATAGGTCACTTTGGGAAAAAAAGTTTATGGTTTATTGTGATAATAATGAACGAATACTTGAATGGGGAAGTGAAGAAATGTATGTTTGGTATCGTTCACCGATTGATAATAGACCACATAGATACTTTCCAGACTTTTACATTAAAGTAAAAGAAAGTACGGGTGTGATCAAGAAATACATTATAGAGATTAAACCAAATAAACAAACAAAACCACCAGCAAAACCAAAAAGACAAACAAAGGGTTATCTACGTGAAGCATATGAATACGCTAAGAATCAAGCAAAGTGGGAAGCAGCAGATGAATGGTGTAAGGATCGTGGATATGAGTTTAAAGTCTTCACAGAGAAAGAGTTAGGTATTAAATATGGCACGTAGAGCAACACGACTATCACCTAAAGCATTACTTAGATTGAGAAAGAAATTAATAGATGAAGGTTTGTACAAAGATGACAGACCAGAAGATACTATTGGTAATCGTGTTCGACCAATATCAGATAGTCTAGTATCAATCAAGAATCCAGATGAATTAGCAACAAGAGTAAAGAGTGTATTGACTGAAGGACCTGTTGTACCCATACCAGGTTCTTACTATGTCTTCCGATACATGGCAAAAACACCAGAGATTAAATTTGATTTGAATCCACTAGTTCAAGTGACTGAGGTATTCTCATATGGATTCATAGCATATAACTTTCATTGGGGAAGAAATAGAAAATACACCTATCCAGAGGTGCAAGGTGGACTGTATGAAGTAACTGCAGACGAATTAAAAGACCTTGAGTTGATACCATTTCAGAATTTCCAGATGAAACCTCCTAAATAGTTAAAAAAATATTCTAATGGGCATAGGGAATAGAACAAATGAATATGGGCAATTAAGCGATAAACCTTCTGAAGGGACTTTCAGAGATGATTTTCCTACTCTAGCACAAAAGAATGCAAAGAGAAGAGAGGAATATATTAATTCAATAGATTATAATGATACAGGAGGGTTGCCTAGAAAATTAAGATATCCATATTCAGCGATAACTGAAGAAATGGATTTTCTGAAGGTTCAAATAGCAACTTACACCGCACCAGGTCTGAACTTAGAAGGATTATTGGATGTAAGTAATCCAGATGACGATCCTACAGGTGCAAACGCAACTGTTTCCAGAACTAATCGAGATCAAGGAACATTCGCACTTACAAATGCAACATCAAGTAATACCGTTGCCGATACAAAATTGGGCGGTAGAAGTTTAAAAAATCCCAAACACACAATTTATCTGCCGATACCAAGACAAATTCAAGATGCTAATTCTGTTTCTTATGATAGCAGTAAATTAGATCCTCTTGAAGCAGCAGGGGCAGCATTAATAAAACAAGGTATTGAAAGTCCTTCCGTGGGATTAGTTGAAAAAGCATTTAAAGCAATCGGGGAGGGTGTAGAATTGATAGGTGAAAATACTGACGCAATCGCATCTGCAATCGCAGGTCGTGCGATTGGAGCATTGGGTGGTAATGTAACTGCAAACTCATTAATCGCTAGAGGATCTGGAGCAATACTCAATCCAAACCTTGAATCACTCTTCCAAGGTGTAAAATTAAGACAATTTCCATTTACATTTGAATTATTTCCAAGAAATGCTAGAGAGGCAGAAGAAGTTAAAAATATTATAAGAGTTTTTAAAAGGTCAATGTCTGCTAGAAACAGTAAGAATTCTGGTGGTGGAGTATTAATAAAACAACCAGACATATTTCAACTTCGTTACATGAAAGGAAGTGCAGAGCACCCATTTTTAAATAAATTCTTACCCATGCATTTAACAGATATTAAGATTAATTATTCACAGTCTGGAACTTATTCAACTTTTTATGATGGTACACCAACTCATATGAGTTTAAGTTGTTCGTTCCAAGAGGTAAATCCTGTCTATCAAGAGGATTACGCAGAAGCTGGAGAGGGAGTTGGATACTAATGACTTACTTTAGAGAGTTACCAAACATATTTTATCAATCAACAAAGACTGATAGATCATCGTCAAATGATTATGTCCAAGTTAAAAATATATTTCGTAGAGCAAAATTACGTGACGATTTAAAATATGTTTTCACATCACTAGTAGATTACTATATTCGTGATGGTTTTAGACCAGACACAGTGGCTCAAGAAATTTATAATGATCCAGAATTAGATTGGGTTGTGCTTACAAGTGCTAATATTATAAATGTAAGGGATGAATGGCCACTTAACAGTTTTGAAGTATACAATTATTCTCTTGAAAAGTATGGTAAAGATTTGAATCAAATTCGTTATTATGAAACAACAGAAGTGAAAGATTCATCTGGTAGATTAATTTTACCTAAAGGTAAAGTAGTAGACGATAACTTCACAATACCTGATCCATCATCACCAACTGCCACTCTAAATCCTGTTAGTGGAGTCACTAATTATGAATATGAAACTATTCTTAATGATGCAAAAAGATCAATTTATATTATCGCACCAAGTTATCTACAAATATTTTTAAATGACATGAAAGATATTATGAGGTATACAGATTCATCTCAATTTGTAAACACTAATTTAATAAAAACAGAAAATACTAGAAATACAGATCCAAATTAAAAGACCGTAGATTTCTCTACGGTCTGATTCTACTTAAGTAGTAAATTTAAATATGCTGCTATGACTAACAATGTTAGACAGAGTTGATTGTATCTCACTCTTCAGCAAGTCTAGCGAAGTATGAGAGAGTATCTTCTTCATCTGATTCTGCAGCAGCAGTAACTGGTGCTGAACTTGATGAACTTGCAGCAGTAACAACTTGCTCTGCTCTTTCTCTCTCAATGATTTCAACTTCATCTTCAACTTCTGCATCTTGACGAGGTGCAGCATTTCCAAGAACGTAACCAAGACGCTTCTTCAATTCTTCATATGACTTGAACTGATCTGCAGCGACCAACTCAGCAAGGGAGAACTGCTTCTTCCATAATGCTTCTAGAGCATCGTCATCATCTAGGATAGGACTAGGTGCAGCGAACTCAGAACTATCATAGTTTCTGTAACCTGCTACATTCTTTGCCTTCAACTTGAAGTTAGCACCCTGCCAGAAATCAAATGGGTCGATTGCTTCTTCGTCTTCAAACTCAGGTTGCATCGCAGCAGTAAGTTTATCAAAGATTTTCTTACCATACTTGAATAGGAATACTTTCCCTTCATTATCTG